TACTTAACCTTGTACTCGGCCACACGGGCATGCACCTCTTTGATGATAGATGCAAGACGATTGAAGGTCCGAGGTGTGGTCTTGAGTGTACCCATTTCCAGTGGGGTTCCATCTCTTTCAACAACGGCATACCCAGTTGATGCAAGTCCTGGGTCTATGCCCATTGTTATAACTTTGATTTCATTCGATTTCTTCATTGTTTTGAGACGTCCCTTTGTCATTTTGAGCCGGCGGGTTATCAACGGGCGTTTTTATTTTGAATGATATGCCTTTTGAATTTTCCCCCAATTTCTGCATTTCGCTCAATGCGTTTCTCACATCACCCAACTTGTGATGCTGAAGACGTGTGTAAATGTGGGAGATGAAGAACTCAAGTTTCTCAAACCGTTTCTCATAGTTTGAGAGTTGGATCTTGAAGTTCTCAATCCTTTCAATTTCCTGAAGCATGCGACCGACACATGGACCTGGAGGAACTTCGGTCATGCTTGCATCACAGTGTCTACAGGGTTCACCCTGATGGGCGTATTTCTTCATGATTTCTTGGTCCATTGAAATTCCTTTATGAATATACATATCTTACAATGAGTTTTGTTGCAAGGATGGTGTTCTTGTTCCAGGTATTTTATAGCTTCACCTAGATTATCCTCACATTGGCAATGACAAGCATCCGCATGATATTCTCCACACTTATCACATTTAGATGCCATCAGTACTTACTCCTTTGCCGGAACTTGTTCACCTCGCTTTTCCGGAAGTAAAGATCGTAGAGTTTCTCTGCATCCAAGCCAGCGATAATGCAGAGCTCGATGAAGAAGTGAAAGGCATCCGCGATCTCTTCGTAGAAATGCTCCTTGTCCGTTTCCATGTGTGTCTGTTTCCAGGGCTTGTTCTTGAGACAATTCATTGCCTCGCCCAGTTCTTCCGTCACTCTCCATGCGAAGTCCTTGAGTCTTTGTTGTCCGAGCTTATCATCTAGATCGACCGGCACATCCTCGGTGATAAGCAGACCATTGGACTTCTCGATGGGGTGATACTTCTTCATCAGTTCCATCTGACGGCGGAAGATACTACAGAGCATATCTCCCATATTGACTGGTGTTTCAACGTCTTTGATGTTCACGCTTTTTCTCCTCTAGTTCTTGGTCAATCGCTTGCCTGGCATCAATGATGTATCCTTTGACCTGAGGATAATCATCGATCCATGGTTGGTTATGTAACCAGTCAAGATACCAGGCAGGAAGATCTTTCATCTTTGTTCCCTTGAATTTTCCAAAGGTCATGGTATCGTTGTCTGTGAAACTCAAGATTCAAACTCCTTCTCATCGAAAGTGAATCGTGCCTGGATGGAAGGAATCATATCGATCAGACCATCCTGGACACATTGATTGACTTGGGTCTTATCCGGTGTCTTCCTCTCCACCCGGATACGCTTGATAAATCGGCGGACATTTTTCTTTGGAGACCAGACAAGTTCCGTTCCCTTTTCACCCAGAATGTTTGCAGCGACCTCCTTAGCCTGGGCTTTAATGGCATCCGATTCGTCCTTGAGTTCTTTTGCTTTCCGATACAAGTTGAAGGCATTGTTGAGCGTCTTGTACTCCTCGTCTTGTTTGTCGAACTCGAAAGACTGTTCCTCGTCCTTGCTAAATTTGGGAATATCTTTTGCCAGTTGCTTCCAACACTTGATGTTGAATGGACAATAGCGACATTCCTTGGAACCGAGATCATACTCTTTCTTAAGAAGCTTCCCTTTTGAGGTCGCTTTCTTGATTGCCGCAAGACGATCCAGAATTGTTTTCCACAGAACCCGATCTCGTAGGATAGGATAGTCCCAGAGTTGACCGGTGTTCTTGTTCTTAAACAGCAATCCACCTGCATCGGTTCCAGTAAGGTTAAGATATGCCTGGAGTTGCCAGATGTACTTGCGAGGAATGATGGTGGGGTCTGACCTGAACTTGGAAAAGTTTGCCAGGTTTGCGGACTTAATGTCCAAGATAACTGGTTTATCATCCACCATGATTGCACCATCACAATGACCCCTTATGTGAATAACCTGGCCTTTGTGCTTGACTTTCTTGTCGATCTCTTCCTCATCCATGATGAAGTCAAATGATCTGGAAAGCCTGAGCTTGACATCCTCGTGATGCATGTGTCCATCATCGAGGGGATAACGTGGTCCGTCACGTTTGGGTTCCTTGTGTCCCAGCATCTTGTAACATAACTGCCGGCGACACGAGCCGATACTGGATGCACGGAAATCCGCAGCTCTTGAAAACTTCTGAGCATCCGGATCATCATACAATCCATCAACTGCATCGCGGTCAAGAATTTCACTGATCATCTTTAACTGCCCCTTTCAACATGCGAAGGACAAGTTCTTTCTTCTTCTCCTTCTTTGATTTAACTCGAAACATCATGCTCCCAATGTGGATTACGGAGCGATCCCCTAACGAATCCCACTCCGCATTAGCCTTTGCTTCGAGAGCCTTCTTCTTAAGTTTTTCGTTTAGTTCTGGAATGATGGGTACTTGGTCCATAGCTTCTCCTTAAAAATAACCCTGCCGGCCCTCATTGTTGTGGCTAGGGGTGAACCACGGAGGGGTGAGGGCCGGACTTATGGGTTTGTTATGCTTCCCGGATTTTGTCCCGGAGATCATCATCCGAATCTTTCTTCAGGACTTTGATATCCAGATCATTCTCTTTGATGTAAGCCTTCAACTCGGCTCTGTCCATTCCTTCGAAGTCGTCTTCCTCTTCTTCGTCTTCCGCCTCTTCTTCCTCCTCTTCTTCGGAGGTATCGGATTCCTCTTCCTCTTCTTCGTCATCGGCATCATTCTCCTCAAGCCAGGCCTTCTTGTACTTCTTCCAGCCCTGGATGTCGAAGTCCCCGAAGGTTCCCTCGATAGCGTCAATGACTACCTGATCTGCTTCGAGTTCAACACATTCCTTGTCGAGGTCGAACAGCTTTGAGTCATAGTCATCGAGAGGAAATGCCTTCGGTTTGGGTTTGATGCGGAGATCATACTTGGTCTTGAGCCCGGTTCCTTCGCGGTCAATGACCATGTCGTGTCCCTCATCCGGATCGGTGATGTCGCCCCAGTCAGGGTCTGTGAGGTAGCCCAGAATCTTGCGGAGAATCTTTGCCGAGAAACCCCAGATCTGGTAAACCTCTTTCTTGTAATTGTAGACATTGACGAAGTACTTCACCCGCTGGGCCACACGTTTGAGGATTGTACCGGCATCCTCTTTGTCCGACTCATTCAGGTCTTCGATGTAGAAGCAGATAGGACACGGGGCTTTCTCGTGGTATTCCTTGCAGCAGAATGCCCGGTTCTGTTCCTCGATCTGGAGGCCATGGTGGTGGCAGGCCTCGATATAGAATGAGCCGCTGTCGTCAAACGGAGGCATGATACGAACAGTGTTGGATCCCTCGTCCGCTTTGAAGAATTTGCCCTGACCTAACTTCTCGAGCTTCTTCTTCATCTTGTCGAGGTCTACTGTTCGCTTGTTCTTTTTAGCTCTTCTCTTGTGAGCCATTCAAGTTCTCCTGATTCATACAGTTTGTTGTAATGCGCCAAATCCTTCGCGACAGCCGGAAGAATCTTGACTAAGATATTGACCTGCTCCATCTTCATACCTTGGTTTTTGGTGGGCTTCCACCTCCTTTCTCTTTTGTCATAGCGTTCATAGCGTGTCTCAAATTTCGGACGGCCATTGTTCCAGAAACAAATCCGGTAACAGATACGGAATCCGGCCGATATTCTTTCAATGAAATAATCCTTAAGCACACAGCACGTGAACTTCTTGAAGCGCAGCATGAATGGATAGGTTACTTCTTCTTCGACTTCACTCATAGACGGTCTCCGTTTCTTTCCAGGAGTAGCCCTGTTTGATCTCAATATCTAGCCGGACCTTGAGCTTGTAGTCAAAGTAATCTTCTAGCGGTGGATTGAGTAGGACCCCTTTGATTACCTCTACAATCTCTTCAACTTCTTCTGGATGTGTATCAATTATAACGGCATCGTAGATATTTGCAATCAATTTAGAGCGAAATTTCTCCCGCTGTATATACTCGTGTAGCATCCACATAGAGAACGATGTTATGTCGGATGCAAAAGACTGGATAGGGAAGTTGATCCCCTGACGAATGTCTTCCCGGCCACGACTGGTATTGTAGTCTGCATTCGGCAAATGCCGGACACGACCGGTGGGTGTCAAAGATTGCTTGTGCCGGACAATGTATTTCTTTATGTCCTTCATCCATTGCTTGACTCCAGGGAATCGTGAGAACCATTTCTTGATGAAAGCCGAAGCTTCGCCTTGACTAACATTGATTCGTTTTGCCAGGCCATAGGCAGACATAGCGTATGCTATCCCAAAGTTAACTGACTTGGCAAACTTCCTCTGATCTTCGGTGACAAGTGACTCATCAATTCCATGCACTTGAGCAGCTGTCAATCTATGGAAGTCTGTGTCTTTCTGGTCGAACATAGCAATCATGTTCTCATCCCCGGTGATGTCAGCTAATACCCTTAGTTCCATCTGGGAATAGTCAACATGGGTCATACAACCACCGGCAAACCTTGAGACAAACATCTTCTTGATAACCCCATCACGTGGAGTATTGTTGATGTTGGGATCAGAGGAAGATAACCTTCCGGTCACAGTACCACCGGCCTCATACTTGGCCACGTTCCATCGTGGATGGATGTACCTACTTTTCAGAAACTTCTTGATCCCTTTAAGATATGTAGACAGAATCTTGCCTGTCAACCTATACTCCATCAACATCTCTAGAAAGTCACCGCCTTGACCCTCTACCATTTCTCCTAATGCCTCAGCATCAAGTGAGGGTGCACCGGCTTTTGTCAGTTTCACTGGAGTATATTTCATCTTGTTGAAGACAAGACCCTGTAATTGTTTGGCCGAATTGAAATTGAAATCCTTCGGCGCCTTTGACTTCTTCCGCAATCGTCTTTCCAGTTTCTCCTTGTGTTTGATGTACTGCTTCTCATAGGCCACGAGTCTTTTCGTATGGACACGTAGCCCATTGTTAGTCATGGTGAAAGATGTGTCTGCCAAAGCCATGAGAAATTTGAGAAGCTTGAGTCTGCCTTCAGCCTTGATCTTCCGCTGAAGTATCCAGAACAATCGACGGGTCACATCCACATCATAGCAGTTGTATTCCCAGAGTTGGTCAAGAGGACCGAACAGATCAACCCCATCATCGTACCCACCATACTCAGGCAGGTATATATTGGTCAATTGTTTTAAGCCTTTGGTCCGGTAGTTTTCATCTAGGATATAAAACATAATCATTGTATCATAGATATTTCCCCGCACGTCTAAATCATATTGCTTGAGGAACAACCGGTCAAAGTTAAAGTTGTGCCCGACCTTCGCGATCTTGGGATTCCCAAGGATTTCATCCAAGGTTTCAAGCACATCTTCTGGGTTCGGAAATTTATCACACCAGTCTTCATCTTCTAAGACAAAACAATATCCATTGCCTTTAGCTGATGAGATACCAACAGTTCTAATGAGATCATCACCAAACATCTCAAGCCCTGTGGTTTCTATGTCAACAGATATAAGCTTGGAACTCTGTATATCTTCGACACACTGGTCAATGTTTTCAAGGGTAACCAGATGATAGTTCTTGACCGGTTCCCTCTCGGTTAGTTTCCCGTCGATAATTTTCGCAGCCTTCTCAATGTCATCGTAGATAATCTCCACATAGTATTCATCACGAAGAGCCGCAGCTGGATGATATGTGGGTAGGACATGGAAGGTTGTATCCCCGAACTTTGTATCCCAAAAGATACGGCCACGTACCCTGGATATATTCATTCGGTAGTCGTCAGTGATGGCCCTCAGTGCCACATTACCAAGGGTCAACACGAGCTTGGGTTGTATCATCTCTAACTCAAGCTCGAGGTATTTCCGGCACAATCGAATCTCACTCATCTTCGGTGGGTTCTTTGTTCCAGTAATACACTTGACCGCATTGGTAATGTAGATGTCTGACTTCTTGATGTGGAATGGTTCGAGCATCATCTCCAATAACTTACCTGTTCTACCTTGGAGAAGACGACCAAGATCATCCTCACGTACAGAGGGCGTGTCACTCAGGATAACCAAGTCTGCATCCTTTGAACCTTCGCCCATCATACAGACAGTCTTTGTCTCATGGCAAAGATCACATAGATTACAGACCGGGTCACGCAATTCCGAGGTCTTTCGCCGTTTCAAAACAGTTCTCCAATACAATTGGCCAGCCATAGTCACGACTCACATCGTGCATCAGACTGTCCTCATATTTGTGGATGAAGTGGAACCTTTTAACTCCCGAAGCTACAAGGTACTTATAACAATTATAGCATGGAGAGTGTGTCCCGTAAGCATGCAAGCTGGGAACATTCACCTGCAGATTACAGATAGCATTGATCTCTGCATGAATGGTTCTGATACAATGACCATCCCTAATCAAGCACCCCACATCCGTGCAATGCTCTCTTCCAGGTGGTGATCCATTGTATCCAACGCTCACTATCCTCATGTTTGTAGGATTGACCAAGACTATTCCCACTCGCATTTTTGGACAGGTACTCCTCAAGCTCGTCAGCTGTGCTACACTGAGAAAGTATTCCTTCCTCGAGAGCCTCTGGAAACTCATCTGCTACCCTTTGCATTTGGGCGAACACTCTACGTTCGCGGTTGTATTTGGACTTGACCAGACCATCGAGTAGCTTGGCACAATGTTCAGCTACTCCTCTTTCAAGGTTCTTACAACCCCAATAAACCATCTGACAGAATGTTGTCTGCCGGTGTAGCTTCAATGCTGTGGGATGCCAAAGTACCATTGGTGTTGGAACATCAAGGTCCTCGAACAATTCTTCCATCAGCATGAAGTCGATGACAATTGTGGATGGTAGTTCATTTGCCCTGGATGTAAGGACAAATGTGTTGGTGTGTTTGATGTAGTGAAGCGAGGTCAGGCAACTTCCCTTTCCAGTATGAGCACAGTTCTTGAACTGGAAACCCATCTGGTGGTGGGCCTTAGATGAAGCAATAGCCTCACGGAAAGACTCAAACCATTCTTCATCTACATATAGATTTCTGACCTTGTTCCTCCTTGTTTCAGGCTTGCTGTAGCCCACCATGAAAGGGAGCCACTGTTTAATCGTGTCTGACATTTCCCATTTGCCTATGAGACACGAGTTGCATAGGCTGGAATACATGATGGCCTTATGATCCCATGGATGTTCTTCCTTTAGCCATCCACCATCCCGGACAGCCGTCATCAGGTAGATCCACAAGTCAGTAGGTGTGTCAAAGAATTCCTGGATCAACTTTTGTACTCCCTCCGCATTTGCATGAAAGGTTTATCCCACCCTCGCCGCTGATTTTTATATTCCCTTTCAGTAGCATGGGTGGAATCTCCAATGTTCTAGCGCAATACCGACAGTGGATATACTTCTTCGGATTGAGCTGAATGATGTTCTTAGAATATTTGTCTTTTTCCCCAGTCTTTTTTGTAGGCATGAAGACTTCCCATGAAATGGATGAGTTTGCCGGATGGTACACCCACCTCACCGGCGACATAACCCTGTAGAAGGTGGGTAAGGAGAACATCATACGGGAAGTGTTCATAGAAGTCACAACTCCGCATGTTGTAGATGACGTCAAGCTTGCCATCTCTGAGGATGAATTGATAGTAGACCGAGCATGGGACACGACCACCACCACCCCAATTTTTCTGGTCGTGGTGCATATCGTACATGGTCAGGAGTGTTTGCCTGGATTCCGGCCGCTGAACAAGTTCGTGAATGACTTTGCCCAGCTGATCATCCTCCCAATACCTTTCGTTGTAGGTATAGGAGAACTTCCCATCGTGCAGGAATTCATTCCAGGTGTCCGGTCTTTCTGAATGACTGTTGCCGGGATTGAGTGGGTGTGACTTGGAATCCAGACGATCGGTAATTTCCATAAGCATGTACTTCCGATTGAAGTCCGGATAGAACTCGATGATCTCATGCACCCGCCGTGGATTCGTGATACAGTAACTGTACCCGACGAGTTCTTTCGTATGGAAATCATCGTCATCCTTCACCTCCTTGTCTTGCATGGTCTGCGGATGGTTTTCAATACCCATCTCAAACAGATCGCGTTCGATTTCCTTGGCTGCTTCCAGCCCGTCAACAAATATTCTCACAACAACCTCCTCTCTAATTCTTCTACAGACATCTCACCTGGATCACCATGAGCCAGGCATCTGAGAGTAACGTGTCTGTAACCCCTGAGTTTATCGTACAGCTTGAAGCTGTGCCGGATTGCATCCGAGTCAAGCATAATTATAATCTCACGGGAAACATTGTCAATGATCTTCTTAGATTTTTCCTCCGTGAGTTCTTTGCCCAGTAATGCAACAGCCGGCATAACCCTAGCTATTCGTACCGCATCAAAGATCCCCTCACAAACCTCTGCTTTATCGACCTTGCCTTTGAAAGTTTTGAAGATGATATCTGTAGCTGGACGTGGTGCATTCTTGTACTTGATCTTTTCCCCAGTCAAGGTTCTGCCTAGCCAGTAGATCATATCTCCATCATCATTATAGACTGGGATGAATAGCCTATCGAAGGCAACACCAAGACGGTATCGCTTGACCTCTGACTTGTACAGCCCTTTGCTCTTCAGGAATCGGCGAGCTTTCTTACCCATGATTGTATTAGAAAATATCCCCGAGAGCTTAGGAGACGACCAAATTACATCTGACGCCGGCTCTTTATCTACATCAATTTCACGCAAGACTTCGGCGTCAGGTCTGCCTCTGCCACTTGCTCCACACTTATGACAATGATAAACCTTTTTCTCGACACTGTAGTATAGATGTCCAGTTTCATCATCACAGTAAGGACATATCATCTTAACTTCGGTTGCCATCGTATAACCTTTTTAATCTATTAAGTCCACCAACAATGTTGACAGGTTTTTCTTCCCCGCCCATGCATAAAGTAGATTCAACAACTTCATTAAAATTTTCCCAGATTTGATCTCCACCGATTTCAATAAACCTGTCCGTCACTGTGTCATAGAAAGCAAACTCCTTACCTTCTTCAGTTATCTGACCGGATAGATCTATGAATCGTATCATTAGTTAATTATCCTTCCATCCCCATCGTAAAGTTTGGGTTTCTTATGCTGTTGTTCATCCACCAAACATTTGACCGTGACAAACTTACGGACTGTGTTGATGAAGTCAGCACCGCTGGATATGTTGTTAGCACAGGCATGCATGAAGTCAATGGCCAACCCCATGTGTCCAGCATCCATTAATCCCTTGCGAACCTTGTGATACACATAGATAGGGTTGTCTATGTGTCTATTGATTACTACAGTTATGTCACTAAGTGGCATTGCTAAACCTCCTACTGTGGAACACGATCCCTAGTTCATCGAGGGAAGGCTTGATGCACGAGTTCCATTGTTTTCTAATAGTTTCCCAATTTGATCGGCCATCTTTTCTCGGGTCGTTTGGGTTTTCATAATATGATCCATTACTAAAGGGATATAGGTCGACGCCAAGTCCAAGAATTCTTTTGCATCCTCTTCGCTTGCAAAGCCAATGCAGACCCGTCCACATGGTAACTCCGAGATTAATAA